ATTTTATGAAAGAATTTAAAATTATGGTTTTAGAAAATAAAGATATTTCTGAATTATACTACATATATGACGACTTATCTACAAATAAGGGATTGGATAAAGATTTGGCTGAAGATTACCTAAATGAGTCTTTAGAATATTCTCAAATTTTAATTTCAAGTTCAAAAAATATTATTAATAGGTTAGATACATGGGTTTCTAAATATATAAAAGAATCTAAAAACAATTATAGAGATATTGATAATGCAATATATAATAAATCTATAAGAAATTTAGAGTCAATACTAGAATCAAAAAATACTATTAAAAAAACATTAATTTCTGAAAATAAAAAATCAGAATTAACAATACAAGAAACAAATTTACCAATATCTTCTATGGTAAAAATCGCAAATGAAACATTAAAAAAAGAAATAAGTTTAAATGAATCTGAACAAAAAGAATTAAATGAAATACTTTCTTTAAATGGGGATGATTTAAAAGAAGAGTTTGTAAAAACAAAAAAAATAGTTTTAGATAATTTAAAAAACTCAATTAATGAATCAAAAGATAGCGATTTAAATAATACAATTTCAAAAACAATTGAAAAAATTAAAGAGTCTAAATGTGATCATTATGAATATTATAAACTTAAAAAATTAAGTTTAGGTTTATGACAAAATTTTTTAAATCTCTTTTAGGTTCAGGATCAACCACACTATCATCAAAAAGGTTTGTAGGTATAATTTGTGTTATAAGTTTAATAGTTAGTTTGATGGCTTCAGTATTTTCACAAGGAACACTTTGTCCTGACGAATCGTTAGTTGATGTTATTGGATTATTGGCGTTTGGATCTTTAGGTTTAACCTCAACAGAATTAATATTTGGGAAAAAAATAGATAATAAAAAAGATCAAGAAGAAGTTTGATTTTTTTGTCTATATTGAGCCTTTTTTTTCTGAGCTCTTTTTTTAACTGAAGGTTTTGTAAACTCTTGTCTTTCTTGTAATTTTTGAATTTGTTTTGTTTTATAAATTTTAAACTTATAAGTTTTTAATGCTTGTTCTAAAGACTTTTCGTTTTTTACTGGAACTATTATCATAAATTTTTTTGGTTTTATTATATAAATATTAGGATATTTTTTAAATTTTGACAAGTACTTAAAGTTTTATTATAATTGTTAAAACAATAAACTTGTAAGAAATGAAAAATGAAAAAAGGAAAGACATCAAAATTAAACATTTTTGATGATGCAAAATGTCACTACGGAACAGTCGACTCAAAAGAATTAAAATCAATTTATGTTGTACTACAAACTTGGATAGAACCCATAACAGACGAAGAAAATTGGAATAGGATTACAGGAATTTTAAAAAGACAAATTTTACACACATTATTAGAGGTTGTTGAGTTTACAACTTTTGAAAAAAAACAAATTGTTGATCTTGATTTAAGAACTAGCGGAATTCAAAAAAATAAAAAAAGTTTTTTAAATTTAGAAATAACATTATTTGTTCACGATAAATCTTTAGACTTCAAATCATTAATTTTAAGAAGCAAACTTAAAAAAATAATATCATCAATATATCACGATGATTTAAAAAAATCAAAGTATTTCACATTAAGTAAAACAAAAATTAAAGAAACTGTGATTAGCTAATATTTATTTTAAAAAATATATTATGAAAATATTAGGACCAAATGATACAGGTAAAGGAATTTTAGTTGAGTGGGACGCGGGGATTATTAACCCAAATGAATATAGAAACAGTCAAGTAATAAAAGAATCTTACGGACAGTTAGATCATTCTAAACCTTTTGTGTTTTATGCAACATTACAAAAATATGGGGTACCAAATAGAAATGGTAGAATATATCCTGAAAAAATATTAAAAAGAGAAGCCGAAAAATATAAAGAAATGATTAATAGGGGAATGTCAATTTCTGAACTTAATCACCCTGAATCTTCACTTATTGATTTAGATAGAGTAGCTCATTTAATAACTGATGTGTGGTGGGAAGATAACGTGTTAATGGGTAAAATTAAATTATTAACTTCACCAGGTTTTCATGAAAGAGGTATTATTTCTTCTAAAGGAGATGTTGCAGCAAACATGATGAGACAAGGTGTTACTATGGGAGTGTCTTCAAGAGGAGTTGGTTCATTAGTTAAAAAAGGAGAACAAAATGAAGTACAAGAAGATTTTGAATTAATTTGTTTTGACCTTGTTTCATCTCCATCTACGCCGGGAGCATACCTTTATTTAAATAAAGAAGATAGACCAAAGTATGAAGAAAAATTAACTGAACACCAAAGTGTAGAATCAAATCCTTTAGGTAAATCTATTGACTTAATGAAAAGATTATCCGATTATTTGGATAAATAAATTTATAAGACATGGATGAAAAATATTTCGTAGCAAAAGTAACAACCGATATGGTTGATGAAAACACAGGAAAAGTAAAAAAACTTAAAGAAGAAAAATTGGTTAAAGGTTATAGTCCTACCGATGTAGAAGCTAAAGTAACTAAAGTTTATGAAACTTACACAATGGATTGGAGAATAACCGCAATCGTTGAAAGTAAAATTGATGAGGTAATTGAATAATTTTTAAGTAAAATTTTTATTAAAAAGGGGATACAATATGTGTTCCCTTTTTTTGTGCTTATTAATTATTTCTTTTTAAACTATAAAAAAAACTAACTTTTTTAAAAAACTGCATATTTATTTAATAAAATAAACGCATAACACATTATATAAAAAAATGAGTATGAAAGAAAAATCGGTAGTAGAAGAGGCTTTATTACAAATAAAGTCCGTTGAAAATGCTATCAGTGAAAACGCAAAAGGAATACTTGCTTCTACTATGAAGGAAGAAATCAGTGAATTAGTAAGGGAATCATTAAATGTTCCGAAAAAAAGAAAACTACGTGAACAAGAAGAAGATCAAGAAGTTGATGTTGATACTGAAGTAGAAGATGTAGAAGAACCTGAAATGGAAGAACCTGAAATGGAAGAACCAGAAATGGAAGATGAAGTTGAAGTAGATGCTGAAGTTGAGGGTGATCAACCAACAGATGAGTTACCACCATTAGATATGACACAAGCACCAATGAGTGATGTGATGAAAGTATTTAAATTAATGGGAGATGAAGATGGTGTTATTGTTAAAAAAGACGAAACAGGAATTCATTTATCAGACCCAAATAACAATACTGAGTATTTAATACAATTGGGTGACGAATCAAACAATCCTGAACACATGATGGAAAATTATATGGAAGAAGGTGAGTGGAATGAAGATAATTCGTATATGGAGCCAACTGAAAATATCTATGAATTAGAGGTTGACGGTGAAAATCCTTTTGGAGAAGAAGAAACTTTTGAAATGTACGAAGAAGATTCTATGGTGGGTGGATTTGGAGAAGAAAGCGAAATCGAACCTTCAATGTATGAAGAAGATCAAACTTTTTATGAAATAGACCAAGATACTTTGGAGTCAGTTTTAGAGTCTTTTAAAGCCAAAGGCACAGGTATGGGTAAACCAAAATTAGGTATGCCTAAATCAGGTGTTAATATGAAAGGTTTTAAAGAAGATAGAAAATCAGGAGGTAGAGGTATGACAGGTAAAGGGCCTAAATTTAAATACCCTTCTATTAAACACGGAGTTACTGAAACCGAAATGGATGAAGAAGAATTCAACGAATGGGAAGAAGAAAATAACGAAGGTTTAGTTGATAGTGTAGAAAATTTAGATGCGGAAACTACTGAAGCATCAAGAACTATGACATATAGAAGAAGAGCCGAAAGAGGTAGAGTTACCGCACCAAGACAAGTATCTGAGTCTCAATACAAACAAGTAGAATTGTTAAAAGAAAAAAATGAAGAATATAAAAAGGCGTTAGATTTCTTTAGAACTAAACTAAATGAAGTTGCAGTATTTAATTCTAATTTGGCTTATTCAACAAGACTATTTACAGAACACTCAACCACTAAACAAGAAAAGATTAATATTCTTAGAAGATTTGACTCAGTTGAAACTTTAAAAGAATCTAAAAATCTTTATCAATCAATCAAAAAAGAATTAGGAGGAAAAGAAAGTCAACCGATAGTTACGGAATCTATCGAGAGAAAAGTTATTAAAACACCACAGACTGGATCGGCAACTAATTTGATTGAAAGTAAAACTTATGAAAATCCTCAATTCTTGAGAATGAGAGATTTAATGGCAAAAATTAAATAAAAAATAAACTTTTTAAAATTACTGTATATTTATATACATAAAATAAAAATAAACTCTAATTAAAAATTAAAAAATGGGAGCATTATTAGAATCAGGTCTTGTTGGTAACATTGGGTTAAAACACCTTAAAGTTATCAAAGAAGATACAATCAACAAATGGGATAGATTAGGATTCCTAGACGGTCTAAGAGGACACGTTAAAGAGAACATGGCACAATTATATGAAAACCAAGCGTCTCACCTAATTAATGAAGCGGCATCAACTGATAGTTCAGGTTCTTTTGAAACAGTTGTATTCCCTATCGTTAGAAGAGTATTCTCTAAATTATTAGCTAACGATTTAGTATCAGTACAAGCAATGAACTTACCAATCGGTAAATTGTTCTACTTTGTACCTAAAATTCAAGGTTATAATACTGGTAATGAACATTTTTCACCTATTGGTGCAGATGGAGGACCAACTCAAGCAGCTTCTCAAGCGGCTTATAATTCAGGAAAAAACCTTTATGACAGATTTTATGAAGGAAATGAGCCTGGTTTAGATCCCGCAGGTCTTTTTGATTATTCAAAAGGTAGATATTCAGCACTTACCGCTTCTGTTACTACAGTTGTGTGGTCAAATGGTGAATTAATTCCTTCAGGGTATACTGCTGGTGAATATAGAAAAGTATTACTTGTTATGTCAGGATTCTCTAACGCAGGAGCAGGTAAATTAATTGGTCCTGATGGTCAAGAAATGGATAACGAATCATTCCTTTCTGATTTAACAGTGACTGCTAATAGTGGTGCGGGCGCTGCTTTTTCAGGAGTTTCTGGTTCTAACCTATTATTTAGAGTAGTAACTCAAAAATACGGTAAAGGAATTGTTCAATATGGTACACAAACTTCAACAACTTTTGGTACTGATGGAAACGGTGGTTCTTATGATAATATTTGTTCTGCTGACGGTAAAATTTACTTAGAAGTAGATTTACAAGTACCTTGTTCAATAGGAGCAACTTCATTAGATGGTTATTCAGGTTTAACTACTACTATTGCTGGTGATGCAGGTGTTAACACAGAATTCACCGCAACTTATAGAGTATATCAAGAATTAGAATTTGAAGATAAAATTGGTGAAGTTTCTTTTGACCTTGAGTCAGTTACTGTATCTGTTACAGAAAGAAAACTAAGAGCACAATGGTCTCCTGAATTGGCACAAGACGTTTCTGCATTCCATAACATCGATGCTGAAGCTGAATTAACGGCTTTATTGTCTGAACAAGTAGCTGCTGAAATTGATAGAGAAATCTTGAGAGACCTTAGAAAAGGAGCTGCATGGACTTTAAGATGGGATTACAATGGATGGAAAAGAGGAACAGCAGCAAATCCATTAACTCAATACACACAAAAAGATTGGAATCAAACTTTGATTACCGCAATTAACCAAGTTTCTGCACAAATCCACAAGTCTACACTTAGAGGTGGTGCCAATTGGATTGTTGTTTCTTCTGAGATTTCAGCTATCTTTGATGACCTTGAGTACTTCCACGTATCTAACGCTTCACCTGAGCAAGATCAATACAACATGGGTATTGAAAGAGTTGGTACATTATCAGGAAGATACCAAGTGTATAGAGATCCTTACTTCCCACCTAACACAATCTTATTAGGACACAAAGGTTCTTCATTGTTAGATACAGGATACGTTTACGCTCCATATGTACCTCTACAATTAACACCTACAATGTATAACCCATTCAACTTTACACCTATTAAAGGTATAATGACGAGATACGCTAAGAAAATGGTTAACAACCGTTTCTATGGTAGAATCGTAGTTGATGGTGTTAGAACATTCGACTTGAGAGAATTGAGATAATCAATATCTTAACATAAGGAAAAGGTCAGAGAAATCTGACCTTTTTTGTTTTTATATAATTCAAGTAATAACTACTAAATATATGGGTAAAATTACTTAGATGTTTATAGGGTTATAGTTGTAAAGTAACCTTTTTAGGGTATCAAAAACAGGTCTTTTACGGGGCCTTTCACATATCTATTGGTGTAGAAAATAATAAATTACAAATTAAACCAATAGAAATGAAGAACTTAAAAACAACAATCTCAACTTTACTAATTAGTTTATTAACTGTAGTGTCTTTCGCACAAAAAGGAAGTGTATGGGTAACAGTAGAAGATGTTAATAAATTAGAATTACAAACATTACCCACCACAGTAAAAACTGATTTACAATATAGAAAAGCCTTTCCATCTTCAAGACAAGAGTCTCTACAAAATGTATATGAATTTACATGTGATTGTGATGTTGTTGATTTGTATACTTCATTACATAAAGTAAACGGTTTAAAAGGTATTGAATACGCACCAACATATGAAACATTAGAATTACCAAACGACTACAATACAACATTTTCTAATAATTGGGCATTAGATTTAATAAATGCTCAAACAGCATGGTCATACACAACGGGAAATCCCAATCTAAACGTGGCTATTTCTGACCAAAATTACTATAACACCCACGAAGAACTAAACGGTAAAATTAATTATTATGACAACACAAACACAGCAACAAGAACACATGGTACGGCCGTGGCAACAATAGTTGCAGGAAACACAAATAACTATATTGGTATCTCTTCTATAGGTTATAATACAACACTTAACCTATTTAGAATGAATTATAACGACATGTTAATGGCATCATACGGCGGGGCAAAAGTTATTAACTTATCTTGGTCATCAGGATGTAACTATAATATCTATGCACAACAAGCAATTGATGAGATCTATAACAACGGAACATTTATCGTTGCTGCAGCAGGAAACGGAAGTACATGTGGTAATCCTAACGCATTAGTTTACCCAGCGGCTTACAATAACGTATTTGCGGTAACAAGTGTAGGTAGTCAAGATAATATAGAAAGAACTATCGGTAATCCATCAACAAGACACCAAACAAATTCATCTGTTGATATTTGTGCTCCTGGTTATAACGTACCTGTTACACCAGCACCGGAATGGTACACATATTCAAATGGTACATCATTTGCAGCACCATTTGTTACAGGAACTGTGGCTTTAATGTTATCACTAAAACCTGATTTAACAAATTACGAAATAGATTCAATTTTAAGAGTAAGCGCAGTTAATATTGACTCATTAAACCCTAATTATATTGGTAAAATAGGATCAGGTAGATTAAACTCAGGTGAAGCGTTAAGAATGGTTCAAAACTTAATTGACTTATCTAATAATGACGGTAATAATGGTCACGGAAATGATGAGGACGGAGTTGACTCTTCTAACCCTGGTCAAGGTGGTGGAAATCAAGGAGGAAACGGAAATCACTACGGATGGGATAAAGGACAAAAAGAGTTGTCTGAAGGTTTTGGTAATATCGTTGTGATTGATGTAAATGGTAAAACAACAAATTTAGATAACGCTCTTCCTGGAATGTATTTTATAGTTGACAACAACATAATTGTAAAAAGAATTTATAAAAACTAATATAATGAAAAATAAATTATTTAACATAATTTTAACAACATTAGTCACCAGTATAACATTTTCCGTTATGATGGTAATAAAAATAATCACCCACACAGTGTAAATATAAACGATTCCCCAATAAATAATAATTTACACATCAAATAGGTTGACCAAATAAAGATTTCCTTATATTTATTATAGGGGAATCTTTTATTTTTTTAAAAATACTATAATGAAAAAATTATTTATTTTAATCTTTTTTGTGGTTAGTACAATCACAACGTCTATTTTATTTTCACAATGTAATCAATACTTTCTTTATGAAAGTTTTAGTTCCGCACTACCAACACAAAAAGGTACGTGGACAAACACTTCAGTTCCTTATGGTACAACACCTGTAAGAACAGGGACTAATATGTTGACATTTAATGGTGTTAATGATGCGATTAGAACACCATTAATTGCAAATCCTGGGGTATTAACATTTTGGTATAGAAGAAGTTCAAACACAACTGCTTGGACATTAAACATACAAACGTCACCAGATGGAACAACTTGGACAACTAGAGGTTCTATTACATCAGTTACTGCAACATATCAACAATACACATTAAACATTGGAGCATTAAGTTTAACAAATGTTTATATTAGGTTAATTGACGCTAGAGGATCAGGTACACACGAAAGATATGTAGATGATTTAGGGATTACATCAACAGTTTCAAGTGAAAACACATTAATACCTATGATTGGGGCTTGTTCACAAACATTAAATTCAACATTTACATATACATTAACAGACGACGTTGGTCCTGTAGGTCCTGCTGCTGGTGGTTATACAAATAGTGTTGATAGAACAATAACATTAACACCATCTGATAATACAAAAAAATTACAACTACAATTCACTCAAATGGATTTAGAAACAAATTATGATTATCTATACATTTACGATGGTCCAAATACCTCATCAACATTACTTGCAACACTTAATGGTACAACAATACCGCCTAATGTAACTGCAGAAAATGCTTCAGGACAACTTACAATTAGATGGACAACTGATATTTCTAATGTCGGTACTTGGGGTGGGTTTGCGGCTAATATAACATCAGTTACAGTTTGTACAACACCAACAAATGGTGGAACAATTACTTCGTCAAAATCAAATACTACTGTTAATGATGCAACAACATTAACAACAAGCGGTAACGAAGGAAGCATTACATTGATAGAGTGGTCTTTTAACAACTTTACAACAGTTGCGGGGTCAACAAGTAATCCTGCAAACCCATATAGTATTAGAATGAATGTACAACAAACACAAATTTGGTTTAGAACAACATCTAAAAATGGTAATTGTCCTTCAGGTTTAAGTAATGTTGTTAGTGTAAATTTAAGAAATGCATCAACATATTCAACAGGAATCGATGATGGAGATTATATATCAAATGTAACATTTGGTAATATTAATAACACGTCCACAAACGATGGAGATGCTTATCAAGATTTTACTTCTCAAGTTATTGAATTAACAAAAGGAGAACCGTATCAATTAAGTGTTACCGCAACAAATACTTTTCAGTCAGGTCAAGGATATGCCGCATGGATTGACTATAATGGTGATGGTACTTTTCAAACAACTGAAAATGTTTTACAAAAAGCACCAGCAAATTCAACATCACAATTAATTACAATACCATCAGATGCTGCAACAGGTGACTTTTTAATGAGAGTTTTATCAGCTTGGGGAGTGACACCATCAAACGACGCATATTATTCAACAGGATATGGTTATGGTGAAATAGAAGAATACACAGTCAGACTTTCAAATCCTGTGTCATTACCAGTAGAACTAATATATTTTGAAGGTGTTAGATATCCTTCATTTAATAATTTAAAATGGGCAACCGCATCAGAACAAAATTCATCTCATTTTGATATTGAAAGAAGTGAAAATGGTGAAGATTGGAGAATCATTGGTAGTAGACCTTCGGCTGGTAATAGTCAATCATTAATTAACTACACTTATCTTGACTACTATAATCAAAATAATACTGTTTATTATAGATTATTACAGTATGATATTGATGGTCAGTATAAAATATACGGACCAATATCAATAGAAGGGTTTTTCTCAAGTAAAAAAATTGTCAAATATATAAATCTTGCAGGTCAAGAAGTTAATGAAACATATAAAGGAGTTGTTTTTGAAGTATATGAAGACGGTACTATGAGAAAAACTATTAGATGATAAGTAAATTTGAAATTATAAAAAGGTTGTTTACTTCTGTTTTGGCAGTATTACAACCTTTTATAATTTATTTTAGTTTTGGGGAATTACAATCAATATCACAATCATGGGAAACACCCCTACAACCTTTATTTATTTTTTCAAATGCACTTGTTAGTTATTTTTTATTTGATCTACCTAAATGGAGAATACCTGCGGTGTTGTTACTTTTATTAACTGTATTTTCAGTACAAGATTGGATGGTATTACACAATATATTTGCAATATCTTTTTTTATAATATCGTTAATCCCTTTATGGTCTATTAAAAAATTTAGATTTTATTTACCAATATATTTATTTTCCATTTTCTTTTTATTTTTTGGTGGATTTTTTTGGATGGAAACTTGGGGAATAATTACTTTAGTATTTTATCATATGCACGTAATGTTTTATTCGTATTATTTAAAACATTAATATATTTATAGTATATGATTGAAAAAATAATCAAAAAGGTTTTAAATGAAACCACTAGCTCAAGGTACTCAGGTAACTATAACGGACCATTAACTATGGGTGAAGTAGATTGGGATGATAGTGTCATGGGTCCTTTTACAAATAAAGTTTCTAAATATTTTAATTCTGAATTAGAATACGATAGTTATGACGGTAGTTTAGATTCACACAAAAAAGATAGAAAAAAATTAGAAGCAAAATCAAGAAGAATTAGTAAATATAACAAAACACATAAACAACTTAGTGATGAAGAAGGTGGACCAATAAATCCTACACCAGGTAAAGGTAAAAAAATAGTTCCAATAGTTGGTGAATGGGTTGAGTTAGATAAAATACCATTAAATGAAGATTTAGCGGTTTGGTTTGGGACAAAGAAAAAACCAAAAGGGTCAAAACAACCAAAAGGTCCTTGGGTAAATATATGTAGAAAAGTTGATGGGAAACATCCTCCTTGTGGAAGACAAGATACTGATAAAGGTGGGTACCCTAAATGTCGAGCAGCCGGTGTTGCCGGTAAAATGTCCGATAGCGAAAAAAGATCTGCTTGTCAACAAAAAAGAAATGCAGAAAAAAAAGATACACAATCGGGTAAAGGACAAAAACCTGTAATGACATCATATAAACCAAAAAAGACTCAAAAAGAGTCTTTAGATATTATTGTTAGAAATATTTTGAGTTCCCTTTAACAAAAAGAACCTGAACAATGTTTTTTACCGTCTAATCCTTTAATTTTTCCTTTACAAACTTGTACGGCATATCCGTTAGCATAAGCCGATGGATACACGTCAAATTTTGCCTTTGCCGCTGATTTACCTCTAGCACATAATTTAGTCCCAGTTTTTTTACGACCTTCTTCAACCATATCTTTATCATCTATAGACATAGATAATTCCATACCATCTTTTTTGGATTCATTCATAATAAAATCAAAAACTTGATCCATATTATTTTTTGCTTCCGCGATATGGTCTTGAGCCCAATCATGACCATTATCTAATATATCCTCAACCATTTCTTCATCTAAATCAAGAAGTAAATCACATTGTCTTCTCATTTGTTGTAGGTTAGAAAAAAACATGTATCTTGAAGACCTTTTATTTTCTTCTTCTCTTAAAACTTTTCTAATAATACTTTGTATGTTCATATCATTTTTTATTTACTATTTGGAATTGCAATTCCCGTTTATAGGTTTCTGTGTTTTTGTCACTAACAACTTTAATATCTACATAATATTCATTTGGTATTTTATCTCTTGTATCAAAAATAAAATAATGTCCGTCGGGTGTTCTATTAATTCTAGTCCAATCTTGAACCTGAACTTCGGTTTTATCACCTTCTTTTACATATATTCTATAATATACTTTAATATTACTTAACGTTGATTTTGATGTATATGCTTCTTTAATATTAACGTTAATTTTTCTAATATCGGTGTTTAATACTTTTTCACTTTGTTTAATTCCATCAAAACTAAATCCGTATAGTTTAGGGTTTTCAGTTGTTGTACCTATTTTATACTTATTTGATTTAGGTTGAACCGCAAAATCATTTTCAACATCATCAATAGACGAACCATTAATACTTAAATTTTTCCATAAATCATAATATAAACAAGGAAGACTTTCTGAAGATAAATTATTTATTGTGACTTTATAAACCCCCTCAGTAACTAAACAACTAGTTAATCCTGTAAATCCATCGACCGGATCCCCATTTATATCTAAAATATCAACAGTCGGGTTTGCATCCAAATTTACAGGTATTCCGTCTTCATAAAGGTACAAATAAAGATTATTTACACTTTCATTTATAAAATGATTTCTATCATCTAAAATTAAGTCATTATAACTTGTTTCTAAAAATGGTTCATAAAATGTTTGAGTGTGAGGAGAGAAAAACCCAACAGAATAGTTTTCAGTTAATCCTGAAATATTTTCAACTTCAGGGTAATATGCAATTCCCCATCCTGTTACTCCGGTTGTCCCACCACTAAGAATTGAATTAATTTCATTTGTCATATCAAACTCAATATCTTCATTACCAAATTCAAAGTGTTGAGTATCAATAATAGTTAAACCTGAATAATTAACCCCTGTTCCTGTTACTGAATTTTCATTATCATATAGTCCAGGTGTTGTCCACCCACTAATTGTTGTTGTTTCAAACCAATTTGATGGCCTATTAGAAAACGACCTATCATTTAATGGATTTGAATTAAAGTCGTAATAATCATAACCGACCCCACTATCCCATTGTTGGTTTTGTGGTATTCTAAATAAAATTAAATCAAAAGAAGTTGCCCTTCTTCTACCTTGTGATGTTTTATCGTTTAGCAATTCGTTATCAAAAAAAGAAGTATTTGTCATTCTTAAAGTGTGTTTAATCTCACTAAAAGAAGTACATCCTGTAGATATTATTTTATCTGTTATTTTTTCTTGTAAGTCGGTTAAATCAATATTAAAAATATATCTACTATAACCTAATGGGACTGCAATATTATCAACTCTACCATAAAACAACTCAACTATTGGGTTTCTTGCCGTATTAGTATATGAATTATATATTAATGTATTTGTTTTATCAAAATAAGACTTGTGAATAGACATATTAACTTTTTACTATAAATAGTTAGTTAATCCGAATATTACTATTTAAAACTTTAAAGTATGCCTCTTGCATTTTTACTAAAACATCATCAGTACTAATCAGTGATGCTCTTGATACTGGTGTTGGTGGTAACATTGGGTATGGGTGATCGTGGGTTATTAAAAAATTAACTATTAACTGAAGTAATTCTAATAAAGGCTCTCCCCTAACAACAGAAGAAGTGTTAGGTTCTATTTCATCAAATATTGTTTCTCCGCTTATACCATATATAGTATTTGATAAATCTATTCTTTTTTTACCCTCAATTTGACTTTCATGACTTAATAAATATAATTTATTGGCACCCATAATACCTATACTATTATCTTCGGCAATCGTGTTAATTGGTGATACGATTTCTTTTTCTATTTTAAACGGGTTTGGAGATATAAAATTTTTATAAACAGTCCCATAACCGGAATTTATTTGAGTCTTATTAACCTTCACCAAACTTACTAATTTAGACATATTTTGAACAGAATTTAAGTCAACATTATCTGTTAAATTATTTAATGTTCCTCTTATTGAATCGTCTGCCCTAAAAAAGAAAGGGAATTGTTCACCATTAAAAATGTCTGTAAATGCGGATGGCCCATCATGAAAATTTCTTATAGTATCAGTAATAAACTTTGCAAAATCTTCCATAGGTAATGGGTTACTAACGGGAGGTCCAATAATTGTACTATAAACTAATGGGTATGATGTTTTTGCGGTCAATACAGTATCGTTATCTAAAACACCTGCTTGTGTTAAATAACTATCATTTTCTGGTAATTTATAAATATAAATTCCTCCAGAAAATAAATTTACAGTGCTATTTTGTGTAGTGCAATAGTACTCTATTAGGTATTTATTTTGATCTATTCTATCTTTAAATTTTAATATTTCTTCTGGATTACCGACAGATTTTTTTTGTTTTAAATTAGTTAATTGTAAAAAGGCCCTTTTAGGGTTTGGTGCTGGAATTTCATTCCTAACAAAATCATAATGTTTTCCCGCCCTTAATAAAATCTCATTGTCTTTAACAATAACATCTGCACTATCTCTACCATTTAAACTAATATCTATTGGGTCAACAAACACACCTGTTTTTGATGAGTCTTTATAAGATCCGTCATTGTTTTTAATATTAGGTAGACTTGATAATGAGTTTTGATATCCGTCATCTAAATGAGTTCTTGATGAATTATAATTCTCTTCTTTAATTGTTGTAGGTGAAGAAAAAGGAGCAATCATGTAAAATTTATTTCTACCTGTCGTTCTTTTACGATCAAAATAAAATATCATTACCCGCTCACCAATTTTAGGTACTTGATTAATAAAAAACGGTAAAAATGAAAGATGTATTAAAGGATCTAAATCAGACCAAGGACCATTTTTTTCAGGTGTTTTACTTGTTTCAGAAAAACCTTTTTTTTCTGCTGACTTTAAAACTTGGTCGATATTTTTTATTAGGGGCCTGATTCTAGCCCTACCTAACATTAAAGGATCATCATTATTAACACACTCACCCCAATAAAAATTTTGGGACATTTCTTGTGTCATATTTTGTTTAAAACCGTCAGACATTTTTTACTCTATTATTCATTTCTTCTAATAATTTATTATAAGTAATTTCAGTAGAATCTAAATGGTATGTTAATTTTAAAATAGTTTCTTTTGTTTTATCAAAATCATCTTTTAAAAAATCCATAACCTCTAATAATTCTTTATTAGATGTGTTTTTATAATTTTTTAAAATTTCTAATACTTTAATACTGTCCATATTAATAACATTTACCGTACGCTTTTGTTGGTGTGGTGAATCCTGCTGGTGTAACAGCCAAAGGAGGAATAAAAACCTCTACTTTACTATTTTTTGTTGCTTCTTCATTCATACCTTGAATTAAACATAAAAAAGCTAAATTCATTAAGTTTGGTGATCCATCGGCGTTATCGTCAGTTGGTAATCCTGATTCTTGTAATCTTAATATTACATTTGCAAATGCTCCTGTGTCAGAACTCCCGTTCAATAAACTGGCACCTGCTAAAATAAAATTTGGTAGTCCTGTTATTGGCATATTTTTTTAATTTACTATTAAGTTTATTAGTCTGAGTATGTCATCAATAACACTTTTACATTGTCTATAATCGACAATACCTGTACCTATTATAAGTAATGCCTGTGCTATTGTAACATACATTTTTGTTCTTTTATCTAAAAGTTCATCTTTTATGTCTTTAAGTAAAGACTGTACTAATTTTTTTAAATTCTTTTTAATTTCGTTTGTAAGTTCTTCTAAAAAAAGACCAATAATATTTCTTGTGAATTTTGCAATAAATTTTTTATACTTTTTTAAAAATTCATTTAAGTCCAAAAAATCTGTTAGGTTTGTTGATAGTGATTTTACCATAATCATAAAACCTAACATAACTTTAGGGGATAAAATCGTAATAAACAAAGAAAGAGGTAGTTTTGCTAAAATATCAAACTCTATTGAAAGATTTATATTTAATCCTTGAGGTTGTCCCCAGTTAGGATCAGAAGTTAAATCATCAATACCATTAAAAAATTTATTTATTTTTGCTGTTGCTTTATTTTCTTTAATTACATCATTTGCAACACTTTTTACTGCGGGAACATTTACAGGTAAATTTAAAGTTTCACAATCTTCAAAAGTGGCTAAACCATTTATTATTCTATTAACCGTCTCTTCTAATTCAACTTCTTCAGATGCGGTCAATTCAAAAAAACTATCATCAATTAAATCACCATCACTTAATTTTCCTGTACCTGTAATGTCTATTTTTTGTGTCGGGTCATTACATAATCCTAAAAATCTTGTTACTATTTTATTAAATTTAGACAATTCTTTTGTTTCTTCAGGTGAAATCCCTACATTAAAAGCTCCAAAAATTTGACCAAGTATTGTAATAATTAAACCATCTAAATTAAAAACATCAATACTACTATAATAGTCATTTAAAAAATCAGATATATTGTTTCTATTATTTGCTTGATTTTTAAGGGTAACTTTAAAATAATCACCATAAAAAGTATTACCATTTTGATTTATATAGTTATCAACATATTGTATATCAAATAATTCTTGACCTGAAATACCTTTAAATGAAAGACCATATTCTTGCGAAAAAGATTGAGGCGAACTTAATCTACGATATAGTTGTCTATTCATTGAATAAGGTATTTCACCATTTTGGGTTTCGCTTTTTTCATATTTTAAACTACCAAGTTCATCTTCAGGTGATTGCTTTAAAATATTAAATAAATCAATAGTTTTTAAATTAACATACACTGGTGTAGATGTTTGAGATAAATTACTATATGATTGTTCCTCAGAACAACCTATCGTCGATATAATGTCCTCAATAAGTAATTGTGATATTTTAGCCTTTGTATTTTCAATAGCAGTAAAAAATATTTTACCTAAGTTTCTAAAAGTACTTGAGTTTTGTATTTTTAAAAGAGCAACATTAGGTTTATCTTCATCTACTTTTTGTTCTTGTTTTTCTTGTTTTCTTTTTCCTTTTTTTGGTATTTTTTTATTGAATTTTTTTTCAAACGATTCTTTTTGTTTTTTTATACTTTCATCTATTGTTTCGTTTGTTTGTACAAACAATTCTATTAATTCCTCAAAAAGACTTTTAGTTCTACTTTTTAAAACTTTGTCAAAATTTTTAATTGTGTCTACTGTTAGTTTTTTTGCCTTATCGGTTTTCTGACTAAGATTCTTTTTTTTTCTGGCCTTTATTTCCGCTTTTTGTTTTTTAACGGTTTTAATTGCCCTTATTGTTGATTTTATAGCCTCTAAGTCTGCTTTAGTATCTGCGCCCATTTTTTACAACTTATAATTTTGATTATTGTTATTATCCACATCTTTTTTAATTAATGTTTGTAATAAATCGTCATCCATTTCCGATAATGTAAAATTATCTTCTTTATTGTTATTACTTTTTTCCCAAATAGTAGATTGTAATTTAGAAAGACTTAATTTTTTTTCTATCGTATCGTTAATAATTTTTTGTTGTTCCTTTATAATTGGGCCAATAAGAGTCATGTCTTCAGGATCTTTTAACATGGTTAACATTTTATTTTGTATCCTAATAGCGGTTGCTCTTTGTTCAACCAACTCATTATAAATTTCTTGCATTAAACTAAGAACCGAGTCTTTATTTAATGATATTTCTTTTTTTCTTGTTCTATTCATAATATATAAATATTATATTTTAAATTATTCGCTATATATACGCTTTAATGTTTTTGTGTATAATATTTTATATTTTTTTAAATAAATTCTTATTTCTTTTGTGTTTAAATTAGTCATCTCTCTAAGAGATAATAAAACAATATTTTTATTAAATTTGTTATTATCGTTTCCAATAAAAATATTACCATAGTTTTCAAATAATTCAATTAGAGCATAACCCAACTTCGATTCATTTTCATTCATATTTGTTTCGGTTATGTATTTTTTTAAATCCTGTTTAAAAATTTCTATTGTTTTTTGTGCGTCCATACTTTCAAACTCCATGTAATAAACCATGTCAGGTCTGTTTTCTAAAGTTGATGAAATATCTTCGTATGAAATTTTTCTGTTACTATCTTTTTGGTCTTTTTGTATTTGACCCATTAAGTAGTTTTTACAGATAGTACCAAAATAAGAATATGCTTTCTTATTTTTATCAGGTTTAAATTTATCAACCTTTGTCATCAAAAAAGAATGTGTGTCATGATGCACGTCTTGATAATCCATATCTTTACGATATAGCTTGTACCTTCTGATGATTGATTCAATCATCTTAGTTAATGGGTCTTTTAAATAGGTATTATATATTTCCTCTTTTTCTTCACGAGTTTTGGCGGTGATATACATTCTCACCGCCTCCTCTTCACGAGTGTCAAAGTAATTATTAACTTTTACTTTTTTACTTGTCTTATTCTCTATTAAACTTTTGTCTTCATTTTCTAAATTCATTAAACAGTTTGGGGCTCATATTTTATGTCCCTATCAGCTGTGAAAAAGTGTTCTTTTTTCGCAGTTTCCAACCAGAAAGAAACTTCATTATCAGTCATTCTTTGATCTCCATATTTATAATTCCAAAATATAGACCCTTCTCTCATATTTGTGTGTTTATAACCAATTCTTGGGATTGTCATAATTTTAACTGAGTTATACGTTAATCTTAAAAGGTATTCATACACAAATGTTAATTTTATTGATGGTTTTAAACCACCATTACTTTCAAATGTTGATTTTTTAATTACCATTCCACTAGATTGAAAATTTTGGTAATTTAATAGAACATCATTAGTTAATACCCCTATCTCACTATTTAAACTAACCGCAAAACTTGCTTCATTTGTAAATCCAGCAAATACTCCTTTTTCATCAGTATCAACAACTAAAGGTAAAAATGCCTCAACATCTGAATATGCTTCTGCAAATCTTTTAACATTTTTAAACCAAATAGATGAATACTCATCGTCAAACTCTAAAATTGATATCCATTTACTTTTTGCGTTTTTTACACCTAAACTAACTTGAGTTGCAAAATCTTTAGAACCTGTGTTTTCAACTAAATTAACCGTTAAACCACTAAAATCAAAACTACTTAAAGCCAATTTTAAAGTTTCTTCACTTGTATGAACAATTACTAACTCATTAATACCAACTGTTTGGTTTTTTAAAGATTTAATAGATCTTTCTAAAAGTTCACTAAAGTCTAAATGTTTTGATGAATCAATTGGTAAAATAACCGATACATCGAATATATTTTTTTCTTCCATAATTATTAATTTTCTGTTGTTTCTTTTATTTTTTCTAACTGTTCGTTAAATGATGTTTTTCTTGTTTCAATATAATCTTCAAATGTTTCAATAACCGATGACGTGAATTGACTATCAGTTGAGTATCTATTTGAAGTTAATTTCATGTTTTCATAAAGAGATTCTGAAATATTATCTTCTAACCAATTTTGAGTAAAATTAGCAATGATGTCAATTATATCATTAAATTCGTAAGTCCAAATACCATTAGAGTCATTCATCCATCCTGGTTTTAGTGATGGTACTTTACCAATAACCGGAGTTCCACAAGACATCGACTCTAAAGGGTATGTACCAAAACCAGATTCTAAATCAACCCATATTGATACATAAGATTCTTTTAAAAATTTAGCAAAGTCATCTTGTTTAATTCCTCTCATATCTCTAAATGTGATCCATCTATATTGAGGGTATTTTAAATAAAAACTTTTGATAATTTTTGCAGTGTCTCTTTGCTCACGAGTATGAATTGCGATAATAGGTTTAGACGGTTTTTCTTTTTTAGAAAAAACATCATCTAATTTTGGTTCAATTACATCAAAAGTAACTCCTCTCATAATATCTGAAACATACTTCTTTTGATTTTCATTAGTTGTAATAACCTTTAAAAACCCATATTGTGACCAAGATACTCCAGGTGGTAATGTTTCTAACATGTGGTCATATGCCTGACATAAAACAATTTTACCACAAGGGAAATTTTTTAATTGATCCATGACATGACCATAAATTTCAGGAATGACAATAAAATCTTCAGGTGAAATTGCCAAATTTTGACCGTCAATTGTTTGATGAGGTAATTCATTATACCTATCATCTATCCACTCAGAAACTCCAGTATATTCTTTTGTTTCATGTATGATAATAGGATTAAACCCATTGTTTTTTAAGGTTAATGCAACATCATAAATATATTTTATAGATGCCTTTGGGTTTCCTTTTGTGTCTTGAACTAAAAAATAAATTCTAACAGATTTATTTTCTAAGTTTCTAATAGACTGTTCTAGTTTTTCAATTTTTTCTAAATCCATTTTTATTAGAGTGTTTTAAGTATATTGTTTATTAAAAGCGTATTAAATGCAATTTTAAATGGTATTGATAGGTCTTTACCTGCGTGAGCACCTAAACCTTCATCTAAATCTTCTCTTTCTGTTAGTATCACATCAATCAATCCTTTAAAAGTTTCAAATCTAGTAACACTAATTTGTTGTTCAGGCATTTCAGTTTCACCACTATATGTTACAGGTAAAACTGATTTTTCATAACTAACTTGTTTTTCTAACTCGTCAATATCTAAGTAGTAATTTTCACCTAAAAATGTCAGCATATGTTAAATTTTTGTAAAATTTCGTCGAACTCCTTCAATGTAGTTATTTCATATTCACAGTCGATATTTTTATTATAAATTGTGTTATATTTAACGACAATTTTATCTTTTGGTTTTTCTAATATTAAGTCAGGATTCGCAGTAAGTAAAACATCAATTTCATCCCACATTGATTTTTTTGTTGAATTTGAATAAAATTTTACTTTCTCTAATTGGCAACCAAACTTAGAAAGGAAAAATAATGATGCTGGTTTAGATTTACCCATTTCGTCTGAAACTATTAGTAATTCGTTTTTGTCTCTATATTTTATATATAAATCATTTAAATCGTTAAAAGTAAAAGTTTCTGTTGATCCCGCATGACCAAAAATTTGCATAGCAAAATCTTCATACATAAATGAGTATAATTCTTCTTCACCATTAAATCTAAAATGATTCATCAAATTTAATGAAGTGACATCACTTAAAATTTTATATTCAAATTCTTCCTTAGATACTAACTCTTCCGTATTACCAGAAATATCTAATTCAAAAGTTTTACCATCGTGTTCATCTTCATCAATCATATGTTTTTCATATAATTGCGTAAATTTACCAATAGTATCTCTAAGAACTCCGTTAATTTCAATCCCTATTCTCTTCATACTTTTTTAATATCTTACTTATTAGCGGGTTTCTAACAACGTCTTCATCACTAAATTCAAAAACACCAATGTCGGAAACATTTTTAAATTTATGAATTGCATCATAAAGTCCTGAATGTTTTTTATCTTTATATCGATCAGTTTGTTCAATATCTCCCGATATGAAAAATTTACTATTGAAACCTATCCTTGTCAATAGTAATTTCATTTGATTAGGGCTTGAGTTTTGTGACTCTTCAAATATTAAAATTGTATTATCTATATTCATTCCTCTCATGTATGCTAAAGCAAATACTTCAATAATTTCGGCATCTTTTAATTTTTCACGAGCCTCTTTACCTATAATTTTATTTAATAGATAGTATGATGGGAAAATATAAGGGTCTAATTTTTCTTCTAAATTTCCTGGTAGTGAACCAAGTTTTTCTTCGGCCTCAACTGCTGGTCTAACAATAACAAGTTTTTCATATGAGTTATTTGGGTCCATTAATAAATCGACAGCCGCCTTCATTGCTATATACGATTTACCAACCCCTGCCGGTCCTGAACAAATAGTTATTTGATTGTTTTTTAAAAGATTGTAGTATTCTTCTTGACTTTGTGTTAAAAATTTGTTTTTAACTTTTTTTTTAATTACTGAATTAATAAAATCTTTTCTTGAAAATGGTTTTAATTCTGACTCTTCGTTTTGGTTTGGTTGTTTTTTTCTTGTCATTTACTTATTTTTATAAAATCACCAATTTTATTTACTCCTTTGTGTTGTACTATAATTGTTGCACACTCATTAGCAAATCTAATTGACTCTACTATATTATTAGTTAAAATAAACTTATATGTAAATACTGAAATAAAAGTATCTCCGGCACCCACCATATCTTTAATTTCAACTTTTTCTACTGGATATATTTTTTTATTATGCATTGATCCCTTACTACCTAAAGTAATAATTAATTTATTTTCAATTTTATTTAAAAAATTACTTTGATTTAAATTATTTTTATATTCGTGTTCGTTTATTTTAATAAATTTACAATTAATAAAATTAGAATCAATTATTTTTTTAGTGTCTATAAAAACATAGCTATGATTATTACATATGTACTTAATATCATCATAAGATAAAAATCCTTTATCGTAGTCAGATATTATGACCGCGTCATACAGATTAAAATTTATTAATTCAATATTTTGTATCCGATCATATCCATTTTTTTCAGAGTCTACCCTTAAAATTAACTGATTAGAAACTTCATCTATATATCTTGTTTTTAATATCTTTTTTTTGTTAGTGACAATATCAACGTTAACACCTAAAGATTTTAGATTTTCATAAACATTTAATGCCATACCACCCATTGTTTTAGTTTTATATGGTATTAAAACGGGTACAGGTGCGTCAGGACATAACCTTTCACATTTACCATATATAAAAACGTCTTGACAGGAATCCCCAATTACAAGTATTTTCATATTACCAACTAATTTCCCAATCTTTAAATTCAGCGGCTAAACAATCAATTTTATAATCTTTACGACCACCAACAACCTCTTGGATTTTATTTTTTGCCGTGTTACGAATTCCATTTATACCGTGTGTCAATTCTAAATTATTCCCGTCTTTAATTCCTTTGCGGTAATTGGATTCGTTATGCCAAATATGTAGATTCATTTGACTTAAAACAACGATAGCTCTAATTGTTTCTGCGGTGATTTCAGATTTATTTTCATTAATGTGTTGTTGAATGTCATGAACAATATCTTTTATTTCTTGTGCATACTCAGATTTATGTTCGGAAATAAAGACTTCCTTTAATTGTACAATTGAAAGTCTATCAATTAATTCGCTTAATGTTGGTAAATATTTTCTTGTCATAAATTTGTAAAATTTGAGTTATTTTTATTTATTACTACTGAATATGCTTGGATTAGTTGATTTATACCGTAATCCAAATCATACAGTGGTTTCCATCCTTTAGATTCTAATTTTTGATTAGAAACTATATAATTTCTTTTATCAAAATCTTCTTTAAAATTATCTTCTTTAATTACTAAAGAAGGTAAATATTCTTTAATTTTATTTGCTAATTCTAATTTACTTAAATTTGCTGTAGATAAACCAACATTAAATGCTTGTCCCTTACAATCATCGTAGTTTTTAATCATAAAAAGAAAAGTCCTAGCAATATCCTGTACGTGTATATAATTTCTTTTAAAATGAGATTCAAATAAAACTAAATAACCATCCACCAAACTTTTATAAACAAAATCATTAACCAAAAGATCGGTTCTCATTCTTGGTGAAACGCCAAAAACAGTTGCTAATCTTAAAGAAATACCATTACCTTTTGTTAACATCATATCTTCTGCATCACATTTAGTTTTGGCATATAATGATAATGGATTAAATGGTGACTCTTCGGTAATAATTTTATCAGACGACCCGTATTGTGAGTTGGTGTTTGGGAGTATAATTTTTTGGCTTTCCCCCATAAACTCAACAATTGTTTTAATTTGTTCAAAATTAACATCTATTGCTAATTGCTCGTTTGATTTACAAGCTGGCATACCTACAATAGCGGCTAAAGGTATTAAAACATCGTTTAAATTAACAAGTGACTTTAATAGACTTTTATCTCTAACATCCCCATTTATAAATTTAAAATTTTCTTTTTTAAATAAATGTAAAATGGATAACTGATTGTACATTAAATTATCCAAAACTGTTACTTCATACCCATTATCTAATAACAACTCAGATAAAGTTGATCCTAAATAACCGGCTCCTCCTGTTATTAATACTTTCATTTTTTTAATAAATTATAATTATTGTTTATTATATTTTCAACTTTATTTTTATCTTCTACAGATAAAGTTTTATTTGTGTATTCGGACATATACCAATTATGTGAAAGATGTAAATTACCAAATCTAAATAGATGACCAAAATCAATTGCGTATCTACCAATAGTCCCTAAAATTGTATATCCATCATTTAAAGCATCGCTTCTTGTTTCCCATACCCAATTACCAGCACCTTGCTGACAATATTTTTTAAAATAAGATGTTCTCCATATACTTGAATTTAAAGATAGTCTATATTCTGCGTTTTGTGGTACTTCACGGTACTCATAACCATCTTTAACTTCATAGACAGGATAATTTCCATAATGATTTTTAGTTGCCGATGTTGCAGTTATCCTTCCAATTGATTTGTTATTTAGTATCATATCTTTCATTTCATTTAACAATTCAATATCTATACCATCAACTAAAACTATGTCATCATTTAACCAAAGAAAAATTTCATCATCAAAATCTTTAAAAAAAGTCCATAAATCGTTACTCAAATTTTGTGGACCAACATCAGTACCCATAGAAAAAAATTTCCAATTTCCATAATCAAAATTTGGTTCTTTAAACCCTAGTATTGTAACATCAAAATCAGACCCCCCATTTTTATCAAATGTATATTTTAACGCTTCAACACAATTTATGTATTTATCACAAGTCGATACTATTACTTTCATATTTTTCTAAATAATATTTAATTGTTTTTTTTATACCATCATTATGGTTTGTAAATTTAAAGTTTGGGAAAAACTGATCAAACAATGTGGACCCCAAAACTTTTTTTGGTGCACCATCCTGCTTAGTGGTATCAAAAATAATTTTTCCATTATAATTTAATTCTTCTTTAACTATATTAACTATATCCAAAATAGAAATTCCATTATTTTGACCAATGTTTAAAGGATTAGGAATGTTATACATATTTTTGTCAATAACTTCTTTTATTATTTTAGCAACGTCTGACATATAAACCCATTCCCTAATTGGTGATCCTGTACCCCAAACAACAAACTTATTTTCATTGTTTTTTTTGGATTTTATCATTCTTAGAATTATTCCATTCATTGCGTGCGTCTTTTCTTCGTCGGTATGATCACCTTCACCATATCCACCACCTAACATAATATTAATAGTTTTTATCCCATACTGTTTTTTGTAACATTCTGAAATAATAAATGACGTTTTTTTAAACATACCAAATGACTCAACTGACTCGTGTATTTTTCCATCCCACCACATAGATTCGTGTTGTATATCTATATTACCAGGATATGAACAATTAGCCAATGGATTAATAATTAAAATATCTTTATTAATATTTTTAACCGATTTGTATAAATTTAAACACATATTTAAATTATTATCTATAACATCCGCGGCATAATTTGTAACATAGTTAACAGAACCAACATTAGCCGAACAATAAATTATTATATTTGGCATAATTGTTTTTATTTTTTGATATAATTTTTCATAATTTAACATATCACAATCTGTTCTTCTACTTTCACAAAAAATTTCATAATTTTGGTCATTAATAAATTCGTTGTGTATATTTGAACCTAAAAAACCATATCCACCTAATAATAATATTTTTGTCTTCATAAAGATATATTTTTTAACATTTGTTCAACATCCATATAATTTGTATGATTACAAGCGTCTTCATTTATTTCAGGTGTTTGATCCATTAAAAGTATTCCTCTAGCTGCATCTTCGGGTGTCATATACATATGATATCCCATTGTTTTTATATGGTTTTCATCATCATATGGTACAGTTAAATCCCTTCCATCGTAACTCATAAGTTTTAACATTTTGGCGGCTTCTTCATCATCGGTTAATATAACCCCTCCTTTTCCTATTGGGATTCTTTTTTTAAATTGAAAAGAAATAACCTGTAACGCATTATTACCGACGTACATATTTTTTGTCCATCTTACTGCACTATCATAAATTCTTGTTGGTTTTAATTGATATAACCCCGACCATTCAATATCTTCAAAATTTACTTTATAACCTGAATGTATAATTTGCATTGGTGCAGATATATACGTCCTATTAGGTATAGTAATTTTTTGATCAACATCTATTTCTTTTTTTCTTTGTATATATTTTAAACAAAGAAATAGTCCGTGTGAGCAACAATCAGTCAAAACTGCAAATTTACATCCAGCAAATTTTGCAATTTTTTCTTCAAAAATATCTATAATTTCTCTGGCATCATTAAAGTCATAACCAGACTCTTTTAGTTTATAAATGTCCGGTCTTTGTAAGTTTTCAGGAACTTTACCTAATACATAACTATTGTATTTATATTTTGTCATAATAAAAATTATATATTATTTATGAAATCATCAATAGAAAAAAGATTTAACCATTCTTTTCTATTTTTTTCTAAATTTTTATATGTTAATTCTTCATTTAATATTAATGGTTCTACTGATTTAGTAGATTTGGTTATTATTCCCACACCAAAATCAGTATCAATAACAAAAGTTTTAAAATTATTATGAAGTGATCTAAATTTAACAATGGCTTTCCAACAATCACCACTCCAATTACCATCAACAGATAATTTTCTCCAATTTTCTGCAAAATCAACCCACTCTTGATTGGTCCAAATACCATCTTTTGTTTCCGGCACCATTTGAATAACTTCATTTTCGGGATTACAATCGTGTAAAACGATAACCCCATTTTCGTTTAGTATATCTAATGAGTTTATTATGTCTCTATAAACAAAATGAAACTCATGCATACCATCAATGAAAATAATATCAAATTTTTGTTTATTAATTTTAAAAAAATCGTCAGAAGTCATATTGTAGTCAATTCCCCAAACATCAGGGTTTGGGTCAACCCCAATTTTATTTTTTATTTTTATGTGGTTAAAGTTTAAATTAACGTCACTTACTCCGATTTCCAAATATGTATCAAAATTATATTTTGATATTATATGATTTATAATTTCTGTTCTATTCATTTTTTATATATAAAATACGTTTTTTAAATTATTATCGGCAAAAAATATCGCCGCTGAAGATGTACCACATTGTTTAACTAAAAGATAATCGGACCTACTTAATAATTTAGCCTGAATTAAACATTCTTCACCTAAAAGTTTTTTATGGTTTTCTCTTGGTGTCACTAAACAATATAATAATGAAAAATTTACAATGTCTTCTAAAGATTCTGTGGTCCTTCTATATACATCAGTCATATAAATTAAATTGTCAAATTCTTTTTTAAATTCTTCAACATAATAAGATTCTTCAGTTACTAAAAAAATTTTAGTAATTTCTGGATGTAAACTTATAATTTTTTTTGTTTCATTAATCCAATCATTTATTCCTTGATTCCCATATTCTGGATGGCATATCCCCATTTCGGCACCTCTTGCCATAATACCTAAAACTATTTCATTTTTTAAATTTTTTTCATAAAAATCATTAATTTTTTCTAATATATGATCTTTAATTTTTATGTACTTATCTGACACACTTTTAGCATATGGTATATCATTTCTACCCCAAACTTTTGTGTTTGCTGGAAAATATGCGTTTCCAACAAATGGTAAATAATGTATATTATCATCGGTTTTTGGAATTGGTTGATCAAACCACCAATCCCACGGGTTATCTGCGTTTTCTGGTGGTGACAAATCGTATCTTGGGTCATACCCATTGGCCCAAACGGATTTATTAATATTAACATACGGGTAATAACCACTATTTTCGTGACCTATAATATTTGATAAAATGGTAAAAAAATTACCAAAAAACCCACTACCATAGCTATCAACTTTTACCAACCTATAATCCATAATTTTCTATTAAATTAAAAAAGTTTATTTTATTTATCCATCTATCAAGTTTTCTTGTTGGTTGTTCGGGATATACAATAATATTTTTATTTAACATTGCTGCTGCAATACTAAAAGAACTTTTACCAACAACTAAAACTTTACAATTAACCATTTTTTTAAACAGGTCGTAGTCTTCAATTTCATCGTCATAACAAATATCCCAACCACAATATTTATTATAATCAAAATTTTTTCTTTGTGTATGAATAGTTATTTTATATTTTTCTTTAAAAGATTTAAGCTTATCTAATAAATCCAAATAATATTCATCAGATAAAAATCTATCATACCCAAAATTAATAGCATCTTTTCTTCTTATATGAATTATAATTTCATTGTTATGTTCTTTTTCTATTATCGGTATTCTTTTTTTTATCTGATCATAATAAAAATCAATATTATTAAAATTAATAAAACCATTATTTAATTGTGATTGTAAATATTTGACTACATAAATATTATTTTTAGTTTCTCCTTGATGGATATCGTAAAAAAGTTTATTATATTGGTAATCGAATTCATCAATTATATTGTACGTATTTAAATCTATATCTGTAATTATTTTACCCTGGTAGTTTACAAAACTATCCCATAAATTTGCTCTTTTTAAATAACCTTCTCTTGTTATTTCATCGTATGGGTATCTATTATCTCCTATTTCCCTATCCCTTTCACCTAAACTAAAATCTTCACCAAAACCTTCATATGAAAATGGAGTATGAACATACTCTATGTTTGTATTATATTTATCATTTAAGTAAAATGTAAATGACATTGTATTAATTGCTCTTTGTAGTCTAGCGCCAAAACCGTCTTGGGTTAATCCATTAGTTATTATTGACATATTAAATATTTTTATACCCTAAGTTCAATGATTGATTTATGATTTTTGACCCATCTATTTTTTTAACTAATTTTGCGGGATTACCTTTATATACCCCCCATTCTTCTGTATCCCCAATTAACAAACTACCGGCAGCTAATAATACACCTTTTCTAAGTATTGATCCGGGTAAAACAATAGAATTAGTACCAATATTTGAAAATTCTTCCATAATTACTGGTTTTGTTATTTGTTTACCTTTATATTTTTTAGGGATCATTGCACCAAAAAGTCCGCTATCATCAAATCTATCTGAACTACATATAATTCTAGCACCCGACATTATATTATTAAAACCTTTTGCTATAAAAACACCTTGAGACCCACCAATACAAGTAACATAGGGTGATATGTGCACATAATCACCAATATTTAAAGAAGTTGTGCAATAAAATCCATGATCTATCGATACATGATTACCAATTTCAACTAATTCGGGTCTTTTAAAAGTTGCAAAATCATCAATAACGACATCATTACCAATAATCATAAATTTTATATTGTTTTTAATTTGTAGTAACCATCTAACTTATCATGTGTTTTACATATCCAAGAATCTAAATTGTCTTTTTTTTCTTTTTCAAAATGAAATTCACCAACAATATAATCAATATTTGATAGATCTTTGTTAAGTAAAAAACTATATTCAGACCCCTCAACGTCAACCTTTAACAGTTTTATATTCCCATATGTTTTTTTTATATCTTCTATACAAATAGTTTCAACAGTATCGATTACATTATCTTTAGTCCATCCCTGACCACCATCACCAACAATTTCAATACAACCCACATTTCCCGAATTACCAAAATGTTGTAAATCTCCATTCTCGTTTTGCCTATAAGCCATAACGTTAATTTTTTTTCCAGATTCTGACCAAACCGCTTTTTTATGTATTTCTACAATACAACCAAGTGTGTCTGTATTTTTTTTACATTCATCTATATTTTCTTGAAAAACGTCATAGCAAATATATTTGTCAAATCTATTTTTATTATTCATAGGAAAATCACCAATATTACATCCTGCATCTACACATAATCCACCTCTACATTCATCAGGTAAAGAATAATTCGCTTCTTTCATTATGTATTTTTTCCACTCTTCTTTGTTTTCGATTGTTATTTTTTTCATTTTGTTATTTTTTTATAATTTTTAAAAACAGTAAATTCTGTTAAATCTCTATACCCATTATTTTCTCCAAGATCAGGAACGTTTAATGGATAATTTTGCATAAGTGATAATCCGTGAGATGCTTGTTGTGGGGTCATATACATATTCCACCCTAACATATCTATATCGTCCTCGTGGTAAAGTTTTTCACCACGACCTTCATACCTAGCCTTTTTAAACCACTCAACAGCATCTTTATTGTCTGTTAAAATCATACCGCCTTTACCAATCTTTAAATGTTTTTTTATATGAAAAGATAAACACATAAATGTTCCGTGTATGTACATATTAGATGTAAATCTTTTTGCTGAATCGTATATAGGTAATGGTTCTAATTTATAAATTCCTTGCCAATTGTTAGATTTATCCCTTGTATCAAATATTGGCATAAAACCAGCATGAATAATTGATTGTGGTACAGACAAGTATGTTTTAGATGGTATTGTTATTGGTGTTGCATTATCTAAAAAATTTACATTTTTTAAGTATTTTAAACATAAAAATAATGCATTAGTACAGTTATCAACAGAAACGGCATAAGGTGCACCTGTATAATCCGCAACCTCCTCTTCAAACATTTGTACAACTTTGTATGGGTTGTTTTTTGGTCTTCTATATTCCATATTTTAAATAATAAAGATTTTCATCGTCATTAACAATAGTAAAATTACATTTTTTAAAAAGAGACAAACTTGCAACATTATCTTTTAATATTTTTGCAGTTGCATTTGGATATAATTTCATTATTTCATTTAACATAAAAGTTCCGGCACCTGTTTTTTTATATGAAGGGTCTGTACAAATTCTTATATCATTGTCAACAACACCAACATACCCAACAGGACTTTCATTTAAAATGGCAACATAATAACAATCATTATATTTTTTCATATAATTTTCTTGTTGTTCTGAAGTTATGTTGACTTTTTCTAAAAATCCCGACTCGTTATCAGGATGTATCCTCATATTACGAATAAATTCGTAATATTTTTTTTTGTTTTTAACTAATTTTAATTCCATAAACAATCCATATTTAAATAATTTCTATTTTGACCCAACCAATATTCTCGTAAATAACCACGACTACCTTTCCAACCTTCCATACCCATCAATGGATTCAACGTACTACCAATTTCTAAATATGTGTTTTTATTTGATAATTTATGTAATTCGTGAATTAATAAATTACTAAAACTAGCCGCTGAAACCAAAAATAAATGATTTTCAATATTGTTTTCAATAATATAAGATTTAATTGTTTCTATTAAGTCATAATTATTAATAAAACAGTTTGTACCAACTCTAAAATCTTTTTTAACTATAAAAGGTAATTTATCAAAATTAGCACTTTCATTAACAATAAAAATAATTTCTTTGTTTTTAAATAAAGGAACTATTTCATTTAAATATCTTTCGTAATTACCATTTATTAGTAGATTAGACCAAGTAAGTGTTTCACTATCTCCACCTGCTAAATTAACCATCCAATTAAAGGTTTCTAAATCAACATCAGGTCTTGTACATATGCCACGATAAAAATTAGGTAAATTGCATTGTAGAGACTCTTCTAATTTTTTTCTATAAAATTCATGTTCACCAGGTATAAAAGTTTTTTGTTCTTCTTTATTGTACCACCCACCTCCTCTACTGTTTCCAATAATATAATGATCCTCATTAAGTTCTAATCTTTTGTTTTGTAATACAAAAAGTTCTCCATCAGAAAATCTTGTAAATGAAAAATTTACGTTATTTTCAATAAATTTTTTAATTTTATTAAAGTCCGATATAAATGTTTTCATATATTATCTTTTAATATTTTAAATCCTTTATTTATATATCCTATAAACGCTTGGTTCATAGCGTTCATGTTTGACCAATCTTTTGATATTGCTGCCGAATCCGTACCAATTGTCCATGCGGTGTCAGGTTTACTACCCCACATTTCCATATCAGACGGTGGGTGCGGAGGAACGTATGTTTTTTTATTTGTGTACTTTTGTAACGTGTATGAAAAATGCATATCCTCACCAACTAAAGTATTGTGATTTAAATCAGGTAACTCTCTCCAAAAAGTTGCCAAATCTTCTCTTTTAAAAAACCAAGAATGACCAACAATATCAACTACTTCTGTTTGATTATTTGGTCTGTCCCAACCAACCCTAACATTAGAAACGTAATTATTTTTATCTAAAAATTTTACACCAATAGTTCCTAATAAACCATCATTTGTTTGTATTGTATTATAACAGTTTTCTAACCATTTTGTACCAGGTATTGTGTCATCATCAAAAATACAAACATATTCTGTTTTTGCATTTAATGCAAATGCAAATCTAGCCCAAACACCTAAATTTTTATTACAATTTGCGTGTGTTGTTTGTTCGGTTAAAGATATCTCAAAATCCTCACCTTTATTTTGCCATAACATTATTTCTTTAGGTCTTAATGTTTGTGACTTTATTGCATTTAATTGTCTCTCAAAATGAGAAGATCTTTTATAACCATTAAGGATTACTGTAATCATTTTTTAAAATTTCTATTATTTGCTTTGATGAAGTTCCATTACCATATGGACATTCATTATTAATATAATAATTTTTATTAATTATGTAAACCAACTCATCTAAATTTTTTGTTTCATTACATAAAAATAAATGACCGGTACTTATACCTTCAGGTCTTTCTGTTGTTTTTCTACAAACTATAGATTTTTTATTTAAAAATGTTGCTTCTTCTTGAATACCTCCACTATCAGTAATAACAAATTTACAATTTAATAAAATTTTAATTAAATCACCGTGTGATAATGGATTAACAACTTTAATTTTTTTATCTAAAATGTTTTTGTATTTTTGAACATTTGGGTTTGGGTGTATTGGTAAAATAAAATTTAAATTAGGGTACTTTTTTGATAGTTTATTTAATTCTAAAAACCATCTATCCATAATGTCATGGTTTTCTCTTCTATGTAAAGTAACTAAAACGTCATCACCATAATTAGATTTTTCTTTTAAATCTATTAAATTATCTAAAACAGTGTTACCAACAACATATGTTTTACCCGAAACTTTTTCATTTGTTAAATTATTAAAAGAAACGTTTGTTGGACATAAATTAATTGACGATATTCTTGATATTATTTGTCTATAAGACTCTTCGGGATATGGGTTTTCTAAATCATAAGTTCTAAGTCCTGCTTCTAAATGTATTAATTTTATTTTTCTATTATATGCTGCCAACGCACACCCTAAGGCAGAACCAGTGTCTCCTTGTACTAAAACGTAATCGTATTTTTCTGTAGGAAAATTTAACATACATGAAATAATAATATCATCAAGTCGATTTTTATTGTTTATAACATTAACGTTGTAATCAAATTCTAAGTCTTTTAATAAATCTTGATGTTGACCAGTAAAAAAAATATCGTAATTTTTTTTATCTAAAATATTTATAAGGGGTTTTATTTTTAACCACTCAGGCCTAGTCCCAAGACAAAATAATATTTTCATTAGTTTAAAATTTTTATATACTCTTCTTTTATTTTTTTTGATACTTCTAAAGAATTAAATTTATTAATATCTTTAGGAATGTCAAACTTTTCTTTATTTAAAATATATCCAGATTCATCTACATTATAAATCCAACCAGGTTTTCCACACATCCAACCCTCAATAGTTGTTCTTCCTAAAAGTATGCCCGCAGTCTCACTACAATTTTTTACAAAATTCTCAACTTTATTTGTTGCATCATAATGTTTTACGTGTTCTGATTTTAATAAATCTTCTAAATAGTTTGATTTATTTTCACCAACCAACCAAAATTCTTTACCTATTGATTTTGTATATTCAACTAAATCTTTAATTGTGTTTTCTCTTAAATAATCTAACGTCCCAACAAATAAAATATACCCATCGTCTTTTGTATTTTTTGTGTTAAATCTATCAGTATCTATTGGGTTGTAAATCACTTCAGTGTTATTAATGTCGATGTTAAAATTATTTGTAATATGTTCTTGTATTTCAGGTCTAATACAAATATATTTTTTGATTGATTCATTTAAAACCGGATTTTCTAATTCTATAACTTCAGAATGTATTGTTGATATTTTATCAACGTTTGGGTACATTTGACACATTTGGTTTGTTATTGGTGTATGTTGTGTATGGATAATGTCAAAATCAACCTCACCCATTTTATATAACATATTTGGTTGTGATGGTTGAACTCCTTGTGGAGTATTAAATCCCCATTTTCCGTCTCCCATTTTATAACCGGGGGCGTCGTTAAAACCTAAAACTTTAATCCCTTGTGATTTTGCAATTTGTGATAACGGTCCATTAATGTCAGATAAAACAGTAACATCACAATTTAATTTTTTTAAACCTCTTGCTAATTCATAAACATACATTTCTGAACCGGTAAATGTTTTAAAAAATAAACAAGAAAGTAAAACTTTTAATGGTGAATCTATGTTCAAATTTCTTTTAACCTTAACGGGTAATATGTCTTTATATTTTTCAGCGAACACCTCTCTATTTTTTTCCCACTGTTCGTTTGTTTGACCAATTGATTTATGGGTGACTCTGACATCATACATAACACCAATTTTAACACCGTCTATAAAATTTCTAAAAGAAAAATCAACATCATAAAAATGAAATCCTTTTATGCCTTCATTAAAATTTTTTTTAATATTTTGTTTGTTAATAACAATAAAAAGACCATCAACTAAAACAACGTCGTCTAATTGGTTTCCTTTACTTGCCGAATATTTTGATTCCCATTTTTTACCTTCATGTTCATGATTTACAATACCTTTCATTTTTGAAAAGTCTTCCCACCATTTTGCTGATTTTGGCATATTAGTTGTTCCAGCCAAACCTAATACACCATAATCTTTATTTCTTTTAAAATGGTTTAAAATTTTATTTCCCCAATTTTTGGTATCAAAATATATATCATCATGACACAATACCACAATATCGTTTGAAGAGTCGTTTATTATTTTATTATAAACTTCAGTTAATGAAAACTGACCGTTATTTTCGACCGGTACAATTTCACATTTAGGTATCCCTGAAGTTTTTTTTAACAACTCAACAAAATCATTATCAATTTTTCTTGTAGAAAATCCTATTGTAATCATAAACCAGTACTACCAAATCCTTTATCGTTTCTATCTTTCTCACCAATCTCTTCAACTTTAACTAAGTTAATCCATTTTCCATTAATTACAGGACAAAGAACTGCTTGTGCAATTTTTTGACCCTTTTCTATTTTAATTCTTTCTTTTGTTGTGTTAAATAAAATAACTTTAATTTCACCCTGATATCCACTATCCACAGTGCCTGGCGAATTTAAAACCATTAGTCCTTGATTTAATGCTAAACCACTTTTACTTCTTACTTGTATTTCATACCCATCAGGAATATCAAATCTTAGACCTGTCGGTATTAATTTTCTATCATTTCCTTGTACCCATAATTCTTCGGTTGATCTTAAATCAAAACCAGAGTCGGACCCGTAAGCGTATTCAGGTTCTTTATTATCAGAAGAATTTGTATATTCTAAAGAAACTTTTTTTATCATTTGATCTTCAAAATGTTTTGATATCATATCTTCATCAATACCTAATTCTTCAATTGTTTTTGGTTCATCTTCAGAAAAATCTTCACGTTCCAAAAAACTAGATTTTAGGTCTTGGATTAATTTTAATTTGTTTTGTAAATCTTTAACTTTTTCAATCATTACTTTAATTCTTTTAGTTTTTTTATAAATTCAATTAATACATTAACATCTTTTTCACAATATTCTGAAATTTGTGGTAATTTTTGTTCCACCCAATAAGCGTGATGAACTTTATCTCCAGTGACTTCACCATCTTTTGGTGTTGGTATTCCCATTGTTGAACAAACTAAATCTAATGATCCAATGGCCGTGTATGCTCCATATTGCCATATTTCTTTTGTGTCAATCGCTTTTACCTCCCAAGGTTTTGTATCATACGATGGAAGAAGTTTTGATGGCATAATACCATTAATAATCATTCTTTTTGCCATCATAGGAATATCAAAATTTTTAAGATTATGTCCACATAAATAAAAATCTAACTTTTGACATCTATCCAAAAGATTTCTTACTTGTAACAATAATTCTTTTTCATCGTCACCTGAAAATGTTTGTTTTTTAATTTCTCCGTTATCCAATACAAACGCCATAGAAACACAAACAATTTTTGCAAATTCAGGAACAAGAGCGGATCTCTTTTTAAACACCTCATTTTTTAATTCTATTTCAGATTTACCTATTGTATTATCTTCAGGAAACCTTTTAATAAACCAATCAAAATATTTATGAAATTGTTCTGCAATTTCAGGACTAAATCTTTCACAAGATTCTAAATCAGGACAACCACCAACGGTTTCAATATCCAAGAATAAAATTTTTGTTATAGGTATGTTTATCATTTTACAAGTGTTTTATATAATTCTGCTCTATCTTTTGTTACTTTATTTAAGTCGTATGTGTCTTTAACTGTTTCATAAAGACGTTGGCCTAAATCATACGCGAAATTAGGGTTGTCAATTAATTTTTTCATGTATTTAGACCAATCACCATTTCTTACCTCATCCACTAAAAGCGCATTTCCATCAGTAAATTCACCATTTTTTAAAGAATGTTTTAAATCAATTGTGTAAGGACCAACATTAGATGCGATTAATGCTTTTTTATAAAACCCTGCTTCAATTACTTTTAATTGTGACTTAACTCTATTAAAGATATGGTTTTTAATTGGTGCTAATGAAACGTCAAACCATCTATAATTTGCAGCATAACTCGTTACAGGTTTTGTCCAAATTCTATTATAGAAAGGTAAGACATCAGAAACGTAATCTTCTTCTTTAAATTTCATTAAAAAATCTTTATGTTCAGGAGTAACCATTCTATAGTTATCTGTGAATATTTCTTCGTAACGAGCCCAAACAGTTTCTTCAGGTCTAATTGGTCTTTGTTTTTGTTCTCCAGTTTCTTTATTTATTTCTGTAACACTACCTCTAATATCAAAACCACAAAGGTACATACTAAACTTATCGTTATACGGTTTTAATTTATTAATTGTACCGTCTAATAATTTTAAGTCGTGTAAATGTGAAGAACCACCTAACCAACCAAATCTTAACTTATCTGAAGGTAATGTTTCTGCTTTAAACTGTTGCTCGTTTGGATTTATTGCGTTTGGTAACACATAAACATTCTTATTAAGTTTAGATATTTCTGTAGCAAAAATAGACGTTGTTGTCGTTACATGACCTGCAACTTTTAAGTTATCCATAATTTTTTCATGTAACTTATTTTGAACTACTAACTGATGTACTGGGTGTTCTTTAGTAGGTAACCAATAATCATCCAAATCCATAATTGTTACAATACCTAAAGCGTTTAAATTTTTAATAATATTCGGTGCTTGGTTATAATCTTGGCCAATGGATCTATGAAAATGAACAATATCATATTGTTTCCAATAATTTATATCATTAATTTTTGGTTCGTAATCAATATCTACGTGAAATTCGTCTGAATGATTATTTTGTAACATTACATGAGGATCAACAGACCTAAATTTTCCAACTCCCGTGCGGTCTGATGGGAGTACTAATACTTTTATTTTTTTCATTTAAAATATAATTTAAATAAAATATAAAAAATATAAAACAAAAAATCCACCCTTTTGGAGTGGATTTCAGATGATACTCAAATAATATTATTTTTCTAATTTTTTAATTTTTGTTACTTTACCAATAAACAAATGTTGACCAACTTTAAATTGTATTGTTTCGTTTGAATTTTGTGTTGATTCTACTAACATGCCGGCATCTTTTAGTTCTTCTCTAACAACATCTCTAACTGTATCTCTAACAACATCTCTAATCATATTTTTAATTTCTGAAACATTAATATTAGAATTTGTATGATTTTCAGTAATAATTTTTGTTGTTTGGGTTTTTATTTCTTTAGGTTGTTCTGTGATTTTATTAGTTTTACCCATTAGTCTTTGTGCTCCCTCAATAACTTCATCAGACAATGCGGTGGCACCAATTGAGCTTGGTTGTACTATTGGGTGTTCAAACATTAGTTGTTTAATTTCATCAGGTAATTTTGAATTTTTAATTCTATCCATATCTAAAGGTTGTGATGGATCATATGTACTTTTAGGTGTTGTTTGTTCAGAAATAAATTCTTGCGGTATATTATAGTTTGCAGAAACCGGTTCAAATTCCTGTACCGATGGGTTAATTGATCTAGCGTCCCCCCTTTTTATTTCATTATGTTTTTCCATTATTTTTTTTGATACTGCTAATCTTTGCATCAAATCTTCGGCTGTTCCCATATTATGTTATATTATCAAATTTTGCATTTATTAAGACCCTATCCATAGATCTATCACCATTAGGGTTATAGTAAGGTCTTATATCCATAAAATTATCCATAGTTGGTTTATATGTAAAGATTTTATCTAATCTAAATAACCTCCAACCAGGTAAAATATTTCCTTTATTTTTTTCTGACCAAG